ACGTTTCCTGTGTCGGGCAATGATACTGCTTCTTTCAATGTAATGTCATATACAAACTGTTTGTCGCCTGTATTTTTTACATTAACTAATACATCAAAGTAGTTTCCATCACTTTTAATGGTTTTTACATAGTAATCCCATTCTTTTGCATTTCTATGAAAACTATTACTTTTTCCATGTTCCTTGCTAGAATACTGATATAATGAATTTTCTGCTAATTCGATGTAGTTTCCGTCAGCACCAATATTAACTTTTGCCTTATACCCTTTCCTATCCGACTTTTTATCTCCGTATAATCCTTTGTTAAGTCCATCCGGGCTATAAAAAGCGTAATATACCTCACCATCTTTTGTGAATTTTGCTGTCCTTCCAGCAAATTCATTTTTCATTGTATCAAGCAACTTTTGTTGTCTTTCTTTGTAGGAAAGTTCCTTCGTTGCTTCGCTTGTTTCGTATACTTCAATACCGTTTTCATTACCTACTAACGAAAAATTAACATCATTAATCGCTGTATTGGCTGTTAATTCCTTATAAGCCTTGTCAAATGCCCTCTTAACCTTTTCAAGCTGTCTTGCTTCCTTGCTTCCGGCTGTAGCAACTTTATACAAATACTTAATTTCTGCATAAATCTTCTTGAAAATGTTAGGTTTTTGTGTGGATAAGTTGTTAATAAAGTCACTATCAGTAAACAGATAATCGCCTACTAAGTCGGCTGTGAGTTCCTTTTTGAGTTTTGCTTCTATTTCTTCTGGTGTTCCCTTGAATTTACCGTTATACAGTTTGGAAATTGTTTCAAATCTGTTTTTATACTCACCCTTTGTGGTTGCGTATTGTTCGATTGCGGTCTGCAACTCGTTATAAAGGTCCGTTCCCTCTAAAACATGAGTGATTTCATGGCCTACAACGGTATTTAATGCTTTTTGAGATTCAATATTGAGAACAATATCATTACCATTTACAAGACCGTTTACTGTCACACCTTCTAAAGCAAAGCCGGACTTCTTCAAGTTCTCATTATTGGTAAAATCAAAAGAAACACCCTTTTCTGCTGATAACTTTGTAAGTAAATCAACAAAATCGTGTGTTTTCCTTGTGTTGTTCAATATTCCGCTTTCTACAGCCTTTTTAACGATTTCCTGTGCCTTTGCATCATACTTAGACAAATCCGCTTCAAACTTCTTGCTTCTGTTCAACTTTTCGTTATAGCTTTCGTTTAATCGGTCAGACTTTGTTAATTCCTGTACTTCAATGGAAAGACGTTCTTTTAACTCGGTTTTTTCTGTACCTTTTTCGATTGCTTCTAACTCTGCCCTCGCTTCTTCAAGTCGGTTCTGTGCAGTCGCACTAGGATTGCTCTCTAACGCTTTTATTTCCTCTCTAAGCGAATTTTCTTTATCACTTATAGATTTATAGCTTTCGTAGGTTTCACCGCCTAAAACGCTTTCTATTGTGTCTAGACTAATTTGTCCTCTCTCTAAGTCCTGTTGAACTTCTGCTTTGATTTCCTGTATCTCTTCTTCGCTCAGTTTTTTATCGCCTTTTTCACGCTCTGCTACACGACTTTCAATCTCTGCATCAACAACTTTCTGCTCATTCTCTGTAAGTGAGTTTTTGTTTTTGCTTGAAAGTGTGTTAATGGTACTCATACCGCCACCAAGAACAGCACCACCGATAAAGCTTTCAATATAACCGTCTAACGCTTCTTCACTCCAAAGCAGTTCTTTTAAGTTTTCTTCTTTGTAAAGAGAAGTACCAAGATTGCTGATAACCTGTGATATTACTTCTTCTGAACCTTCTCCGACTGCATCTACACCCAAATTCACAAGCGTTTTAACTGCTTTATTGGAAATTTTCTCAGTTAAAGGCTTTAAAGCTACATCATCAAGCGATTTTCCACCGAAACTAATAGCACCAAACAATTTTTCGGTAAGAATTTCACCACCAGCAGAAATTAAACCGCTTACTAACGCTTCGTTGTATTCTGCACCCTGTTTAGATGCGTTTTCCATCTCACTACCAAGACTCGTTGAAGCTGTTGTAGCCCACCAAGGAAGGCCCACCGCCTGTAATGCTATTGTTCCGCCTAACTGTCCGGCTGACTGTGCAAGGGAATCTGACTTTTTATCAAAGACCGACATTGTTTCACTATCTACACCAGTATAATTTTTTACTGGTGCAGATATGATTTTCTTTGCTACTTCGCTTTCGTCGTATAAGTCCTTCTGAATGAACTTTTGTGTTTCCTCTTCTTGCTCAAAACGGTGTTCCCAATCCTCTGCTGTCACAAACTGACCGTTCATGTTCTTCTGGCTCATTTCAAAGGCTGGTGCTAAGGCCATTAAACCGTCAATAGCCTTTTCACCCATTCCGATAAGACCAGTTCCGATGTTTTCTACAAGGTCTGTAGCAGAACCAAGAATAGACTGTGCTACATTTCCTTCGCTTTTCTTAAACCAGCCTTCATACCACTTTTCTTTTTCTTCTTCCTCTTCTTCTTTCTTCGATTTGGTAGTTACGGTTGAAGCACTCTGGATCGGTGCGATGTCATCCGAGAAAAAATCATCGCCAAGCATGAATCTTGTATAGTCTTCAAAGGATGTGTTTTCAAAAGACTGTTTCTTTTTCTTTTTTGTATATTCTGCAAAAGAAGACATAGTTTAACTCCTTTATTATTGTGGGTTCGACATTCTCCAATCAACAAAAGCATTTAAGTATTCGGCATAGGAAGAGTATGCAACTTCGGCTGATTTGCTACCGCTTCCCTTTCGTCTAGACCATTCACTTTTCGTCATCAATCCACCGTCACCTGTGGCAACACCCTGTTCTTTCATATAAGCTGATGCTGATTCATAGCTACTAAATGTAGGAACATCTACGCTAGTTTCACCATCTTTTTTCAACTTATATTCCCGGTCGTACTGTTTCTGTTGAGCATTGTACTGCTTTTGTTTCAACTCGTACTCTTTGTCAAACTGTTTCTGCTGTTCCTGTAACTGCTGTAACCTCAACTGATACTCTCTTTCAGCTTCACGTTTTTGCTGTTCCATCTGCTGTTTTTGTAGTTCAAGTCGCTGTATCTCTAAAGCGTATTCTTGTGCATCTTTAGCTTTGAGTCTTTCCATCTCTGCATTAAATTGTCTAATGCTTTCCTCGTACTGCTTAACCTGTAAAGCGTAAGACTGTTCAAACTGTCTGATTTCTTCTTTAAGCTGTTCTTTCTGGAACTGCATATTTTCGTTGTACTGTCTGATTTCTTCCGCTAATGCGTTTTCAGTATTCATCTGGTTCAATACATCCTGATAACGGTTATAATATGTGTTATCAACTTCCATTTTCTTATTTAACTGCTCAGTAACAAGCTGGTTCTTATACTGGAAGCCTTCTAACGATAACTCTAACTGCTGTTGTAACGATTTATAGGCGATTTCTGCTAATGCACTGTTATTCTGCAACTGTGCATCCTTAATAGCATTGTTATAGTTTAATACAGCGTTGTTATAGCTTTCTCTCGCTATTGCTACTCGGTTCTGGTATGTGTTGTACATACTTACCTGCGAACTTTCGCTAAAACCTGTATTTGTCAGTCCGTTAGATGCCATCTGCTCTGCATTTACACCGTATTTATTACTTTGCTTCTGCCAATCAACATATGCCCCGGCCTGTTCTTTGGTGTAGTCCTTATTCGCCTGTTCTTTCTGCTGTTCTATCTGCTCTATTGTAAAGTCGGTTCTTTCCTGCTGTAACTGTTGTTGAGTATTCGCCCAATCCTTAGAAGCATCAATTTGGGCCTGATAATATTTATCTGTCTCGCTTATCATGCCACCATAGGTATTCTCAACGTCAGCTAAGGCCTGTTGCTTATCACTTTCTACCTCTACGAATCGTTCATCGTTATAATCAATACTGTAATTAGGCGAACCTGACGCACCGGAAGAACCGGAAGAACCGGAAGAACTTGGCGAACCTGAACCACCTTGTGATTTTCTCGGATCATGGGGCTGGATATAACGATTTGTGTCCGGGTCTATTGTAGGTACTTCTGTAGGTACTGTTAATTTATTTGCCATTTTCTCTCCTTCCTAACGTTTTATGTAACCACCAATAAAAACTTCTATTGTGGCGGTTTCCAAGCTAAATCTTGTATCAGAGTAGAATTTTATCTGCATATCCTTAAACTTCTTTCTCTTGATTCTGCTTGTAAAATAATCCGTTATATTTTCATATTTACCGATTAACTCCCACTCGGTCTTATCTGTCTTAACATATACCGCTATATCACCTGTAGCTTCTACTACACATCCTCTTTTGTTGGTAGTTTTCTGATACTGTGGATGCTTAAACTTATCAAGTGGAGTGGTCCAATAACTTACTACATTACTTTCCATATCTGTGAGCGTGTATATGCCATCATTTGTGCCTAAATACAAGATACCCTCATGCACTTTAGTACAAGTGATGTTCTTGCTTAATTCCCAATAAAACCACTCATATTCGACATGGCTTTCATTCGTGAATGTGGCCCGGCTGTCTGCAAGATATACCTTGTTATCAATGAAAATCATTAAATAACCTTCCCACTCTTCAAGAAGCATATCTCTGTAGTTCTTTTCCGCTACCAGTTTTCTATCAACCAATGAACTTCTATGTGCTATTACCTGTTCTGTAGTAACATCACCGTTAATTGCTTCCATTCCTCTTTCACTAAAGAATGAAATATCATCATTGAAGTTGATTGCCCTACCTACACACCCTGTAGCAATACTTGAATGACTGCTAGGATATATTTTTCCGTACTCATTATCTATTACAGGGTTATGATAGAAAACGGTTGTATTGGCCTGTGATGGCTCTTTAAATACCCATAAAGCGTTATTACCTGCTACAAGGCCTGTAATTTCTGCAAGGTCTAATCCTTCGTTGTAATAATCCAAGTCACTACAATACGTTGGATCGTTTAAGCTACAATGCCAAACAACGTTAGGGTAGTCCTGATTTCCACTAAAAAACACCCTATTATCAAATACTTGTAATAGAGTGCAATTATTGATTCGATTTCTATATCCGGCTACTGTCTTTCTGAACTTAATAGATACATTGTCAAGTCCTACTGTTAATGGTTCAGGCGGTGCTTCATTAAAGATAATCCTTCCGCCTACTGTATCAACTGTATATGCCGATATAGCTACCTCTTTATCATTCACAATTACAATCGGCTGAAAATCGGTATCAATGCCTTGTGCATCTAAAGCATATTCTCTGCTTTCTCCATCTCCTAAAAAGGTATTGACTCTAATTCCAGTCAACATATTTACATCTTCGTACTTCGTTCCACCGCCATTAGGCTTCCTTCCGATGGTTGTTATAGGTGCATATCCTACTACTTCGCCTATGTTCTGTCCGTCATACTGCAAATAGTTGATACCATCTTTAAAATACCAGATATTATTATAAATAAAGCTTTGACTCGGCTTAGGATTCAAACCTGTATATAAAACTGTCTTTGCACCGTTCACGACTTTACAAAGCGTTGTACCGTAATGTACTAACTGCATTTCTGTATTACCTACTTTGTAAAAGAAGATGCCATATACATTATTATCAAAGGCTACCTGCAATTTTAGTTCAGGCCTTGTACGAATACTTTCTGTTTCCTTATAATCCTTCCATACATTCAAACTGTCAGGACTTCTTACAAGGTTTATCTCTTCACCCCTAAAATCTACACCACGAAAAGAAGAGTAGACTCTTGGTACTAAGTCACCTATAGACATTAAATATCCACCCCACCTTCAAACGTGATACTACCCATAGAATAACGAGGGTCTAAACGCTGTAACATGGTTTCATATCTCTGTGAGTAGATTGCACCATAATTTGTAGATACATCGCTTTTTAACAGGTCACTTGCTACACCATACGGAAGTATTTCAAGTGCATCCTGTGACAATTCAAATTCGTATGTGTCCGGGGTTTCGTCTGTA